CATATGGGTCGTAGGTGGGCATTAACACAAGACGACTGCGAAGAGCTTGTCAGTCTAGATGATTTTCCAGTACCAAACGAAAAGCTTCTTGATGTGATTAACACAGATTTGAAGCAAGATTCAGTTCTTGATATTCAGCACGGCGGCAGTCACTACAAAGACAAAAAGATTCAGCCGATTGAGTACATCACGGCAAACAATCTTGATTTCTGCGAAGGTAATATCGTAAAATATGCATCTCGACACAAAGAGAAAAACGGAGCTGAGGACATCCGTAAAGTTATCCACTACGCGCAGTTTATTTTGAAGTTTGAATATGGGGAGTAGATTTAATTGATTAAGTTCACAGAGATGGAAGTACAATACGTTTGTCACATGGGTTCTGACGTTAATGTGGTGAATGCGGCAAGGGTGAGTTTCGCTAAAGAGTCAAAAGAGTTTGATCTTGAGAAAGATACTAAACTGATTAACTATCTTGCAAAGCACAACCATTGGAGTCCTCTGGCACACACATCGGTCAGCATTCGTGTTAAAGCTCCAATCTTTATGGCGCGTCAGTTTGTAAAGCATCAGATTGGTTTGGTATGGAATGAAGAGAGTCGCCGTTACATCGACGACGAGCCTGAGTTTTATAGCCCTGTAAGTTGGCGTAGTCGTCCTAAGAACATGAAGCAGGGGAGTGGCGAGGAAGTAATCGACCTTCTGCGGTGGAATGACGATGCAGAGAATCAGTTTGCAGACGATTGTTATGAGTATGTTGCAAAGCAATGCCTCTACCTTTACAATAACATGCTTGAATCTGGCATTGCTCCTGAACAGGCTAGGATGGTACTTCCTCAGTCTACGATGACTAACTGGGTGTGGACTGGTTCTCTCGTTGCCTTTGCTCGTGTGTGTAAGCTCCGTCTTGATAACCATGCACAGAAAGAAGCACAAGAACTTGCTCAAAAGATTCACGATGTTGTAGCTCCGCTGTATCCTGTATCATGGGCTGCTCTGATGGAGCATATGAAAGTTTGATTGAGGAGTAGATAAAATGATAGGCTTTCGAGAAGAGTTTCCTCTTGAGGATTGGATTGAGGAGCTTGCTGTTCTAATCAAGCACGTTGAGGGTATTAAAAAGAATGAGGCGTACCGTCGATTCATTGACAACGCTACAGAGTTCGTAGGCTATTATCAGATTGGTATGAGTCCTCGTGCTGCATTGAATAAGTTGTGGGGAGGCAGTAAATGAGTGGTGTACATTATGCAAAAAGCTTTTATGACCTGATGCAAAATGCAGAGTTTAAGAAAGCTGTCGTAGAAGAAGATAAAAAGAAAATGGAAGAACTGCTTTTTTCTATTGGCTTTGATGTCGAACAAGGGTATGATCTGGTTTCTGTTTTACATCGTCCAGAGACAACTAAGCAACCTTGGATGGGACTGAGAGCGGAAGGCTATGAACGTGAGGATAAGGATTGGTTGGACAGCCCTTATGCCTCGCTGGAGGCTCACATTGCTGCTTGCCCAGATGCCAGTAAGCGAGTACACTTGGCAATGCTAAACCCCCGTGGAGCGATTAGCTCTTGGGAAGATGACTGATAGAAAAGAATTTAATAACACTAAGGAGAAAGAATTGAATAACGTAGGTAAAGAGATGATGGCTCAATCCAAATATTATATGGGGTATTCCCGTTGGATTGACAGTGAAGGTCGGTATGAAACTTGGGATGAGTCTGTTGAGCGTGTGATGAACATGCACCGTAAGAAGTACGAAGCTGTAATGACCCCGGAGCTTGAAGGGCTGATCCAGTTTGCTGAGAAAGCTTATAAAGAGAAACGTGTGCTAGGCGCTCAACGAGCTTTGCAATTTGGTGGAGAACAGTTATTCAAACATAACGCTCGACTTTATAACTGTGTCTCAACGCACATAGACCGAGCAGCAGCTTTCCAAGAAGCAATGTATCTATTGCTTTGCGGGGCAGGGGTAGGGTTCTCTGTTCAAAAACATCACATTGATAAGCTCCCGAAGATTCATAAACGCTTTGATAAGAAAAGTAAAGTTTTTGTTGTTGCAGATACAATCGAAGGTTGGGCTGATTCTTTTGGTGTACTGCTAAGCAGCTACTTTGAGGACGGGGGTACTTTCCCAGAATTTAAAGGCTGTAAAGTTCACTTTGATTTTAGTAAGATTCGTCCTAAAGGTGCAGAGATTAGCGGGGGCTTCAAAGCTCCGGGTAGCGACGGTTTGCGATCTGCACTGCAAAAATGTGAAGCTCTCTTAGATGCACAGATCGGAGATGCTAAAGAAATTGTTGAAATGAAGCCTATTACAGCTTATGACTTCATTATGCACATGAGTGATGCTGTGTTGTCAGGCGGAATCCGACGCAGCGCAACCATCTGCTTATTCAGTAAAGATGATGAGGAGATGCTAAAGGCTAAGACTGGTGATTGGTTTATTAACAATGCCCAACGCGGACGTTCAAATAATTCAATCATGCTTCTGCGAGATGAACTAACTCGTGAAGAATGGGCGAGTATTATGAAGTCTGTAAAAGATTATGGAGAGCCTAAAAATACTATCTGGGCCGCTTAATAGTAATATTAAGTAGAAAGCAATCGAAAAACGGGGAAACTCTCTGGAAGACAATCCCGTGCCAACTCGAAATGAGAGGTGTAGAGACTTATGGAAAAGAAAGAATTTATTAAAATCGTACACGCAAGTATCCTTGGTGATGGGTATTTTTACAAAGTCGACCAAATGAATGACAAGGCAAACACACACTACATGCTGAAGCAAATTTCAGAGCACCGTGATTATGTTGAGTGGATGGCCAATATTCTGGAAGATTTGACTCGCGTCACATTAAACGTAACCGAGGCGTATACCGATAGCCGGGGTAATAATTGTAAGGAACAGATTATTCTCAAGACAATGCGTCACCCACTATACAAAAAAATGTATAATCGTCTGTATGACCATGTAGGAAATACTCACATTAAACGGCTGGACCCACATTACCTGAAGTTGATGGATTGGCAGTCTTTGGCGATTATGTATATGGATGATGGGTGGTTGCAGGTGAATGAGAATAAAACGAAAGAGGATTATGTAAGGATTGGTTTGGCTACACATGCGCTGAGCTACTACGAGAACATTACTCTTCGTGATTTGTTTGCGGAACGATTTAATATTCATGGTGAAGTAAAACACCACAAGATGCGGTCTGGTAAGATTTGCTATTATCTCTCTTTCAAGAAAGATAATGCTAAGCGTCTTGTAGAGGGAGTTACCCCTTTTGTGTTTCCTTCTTTTGAGTATAAAATTTCTCTCTAACCAGTGTGATTGCCCCCTCCTTTGAGGGTGAAGAGAAAGTCCGAACTATACAGTGATGTATAGAGTTGTGCAGAAATGTACAACCTCCAATATAGGAGTAACAGATATGGGATTTATTTTTACAGACAATTTGGAATTTACTTACAATCCGTAAACTAACATGCGGATTTAAAACCTTCTCTGATTGACTTGGAAGCCGAGCACAAGGCGACAGGGGGCAAGCAAGCGTGAGCTGTGCAGCCTGAGAGACTAAGCGAGAGGGACACGAAAGTGTATGCGATAGTCCAGCGCACGATTGGAACTGTGTTTGATTACTAATTGTGTGAGGTGTTGAGATTGGTAAGCTACCAAAAACTCAAGATGGTCGTAGTGGTTTTCAAGGCTGCAACCTTTGCGAAATCAATGGTAGTATGTGCGTAACGAAGGAAGATTTTGAAGCTGCTTGTAAAGCTGCAAGTATTATCGGCACACTGCAAGCTGGCTACACGGATTTCAAATACCTTAGTGAAGCTTCTAAGGAGATTTTTGAACGTGAAGCTTTGATTGGTGTGTCTATCACCGGATTTATGAATAACCCAGAGGTCTTGTTTGATAAGCAGAATATGATTGACGGGGCTGAGGAAGTTAAGAAATGGAATAAGAAGGTGGCTGGAATGATTGGTATTAACCCCGCTGCACGTACCACTTGTACAAAACCCAGCGGAAACGCATCGGTTTTGCTTGGCACGGCTTCCGGTATTCACGGTGAGCACAGCCCACTCTACTTCCGTAATGTTCAAATGAACGATCAAGATGATGTGTTGTCTCTGATTATTGAGCAGAACCCAAAGATGGTGGAAGATAGTGTGTGGTCTAACACTGGGACAGATAAGGTTGTGAGCTTCCCTGTAGTGAGCAAAGAGGGTAGTATTTACAAATCTGATTTGATGGGTGTGAAGCAACTAGAGTATGTGAAGCTTGCACAGCAGTATTGGGTGGAGTATGGTACAAACGTAGAGCTTTGCGTTGATCCAAACCTTCGTCACAACGTATCTAATACAATTACAGTTGATGATTGGGAGGAGGTGGAGCAATATATCTATGACAACCGCAAATGGTTTGCTGGTATCTCTCTGCTGAGTGCTATGGGTGATAAGGCATATCCACAAGCCCCATTCACTGAAGTGTTTACGGCACAGCAGATTATGGATGAGTATGGCGAAGCTTCGATGTTTGCTTCTGGTCTGATTGTAGATGGTTTGCACGCCTTCAATGAGAACTTGTGGGTGGCTTGCGACACAGTGAATGGTTGGGGTGTTAAGCTTGACCCTGAAAGCTCTGCTGATCTTCTGAAGCGTGACTGGGTACGTCGAGCCAAGAAGTATGCACAAAATTACTTTGATGGTAATGTGCTTGAGATGACAAATTGCTTGAAGGATTGCTTTAACCTTCACAAATGGAAGACAATTGAGCGTACAATGAAGCCTATTGACTTCACCACGGCTCTTAAAGAGAAGCAGTTTGTT